TGCTTTACTACCGATAGGAACAGTCATCTTAATTCTATACTGAGCATTCATTACGTTCCAGATAATTCTAGAATGCTCCATTATTTTTAATAAGTTGTATGATCTTATTAATCTTTCAGAATAAGATACTCTAGATACTGTATTTGCTTTAGAATATGAAATGTAAATTACTTGAGCATCTAAAAGTTTTCTTTGTCTTGTTGTTTCACCATAATATTGCCACCAGATAGTTTCTCTTGTTCCGTCTGGTTTTCTCTCTATCGCAGGTGTTAAACTTACAGCATCCAATTCTTTGAATCCCACTATGTCCTTACCATCGCTAGAATATATTATCTCAAATGCTAAGAATCCTTCAACTAGTAATTGTCTAAAATATTGCCAAGCACTTATGCCATTAGTGAAATTGTGTAGAACGTAAAGTTTTCTGAAATTGTTTCTCATAGCCTTTACTACGTCCTCCTTAAGATCCATATTCATCATCGCAGGATGACAAAAGAAGTTCTTCTCATCATAAACTATACCTTCATCACAGATAGTGTCTAAGATGTACTCTATTTCAGCATTTAATGCAAAAGTTCTTAAAAAATCTCTTTTATATGGATAATCCTTATCGAAATATGCGATATACTTCCTATTGGTTGTATCCTGGGCTGCTATACTATAAATGAAATCCTCGTCATTATCTGTAAATCCGAATCTTTCTCTCATATTGGCTTCGGATACACCTATCGCCATAGAGTCCTGGATAACCATATCCTTATATTCCATTCCAAAAGATCCTAATCCACTAATAGTTTTTAAGATCCTAGAAATGTTAGGATTAGCCTTACCTATGTTGTCTAAAAATCCTGCCATTATATTTTATAGTTTAAATTCTCCAGCGTCTCCACTAGCTTCTGTTGATCCACCTTCTTCTCCGCTAGTTCCTGCTTCTTCCTCCGCTTTCTTTTTCTCTTCAGCAGCTTTTTTCTTAGCTTTATTGTTGTCTAATAGATCCTGTCCTTTAACTCCTAGCCATCTATCAACTAAGAAATCCATATTGAAGTATTTTTTACCTTCGGAATTCATAAGTCCAGATATTTTAATAATCTGATCTTTTCTTGCTAAAAGAACTTCCATTTCTTTAGCTTCTCTAAAAATGTTTTCTTTTACGTAATCAAGTCCAAATTCAGATTTAATTAGATAATCTTTCTTCAAGTGGGGAAAATCTAAACAGAATTGTACCCAAAGTGGTTTCATTAATATGTCCTGGTATATGGATCTTAATCTGTTTATGAATTTTGAGAATCTTATTTCTTCTTGATCTAAACCTTCTGCTGTAAACGTAATAGTACCTTCGGATCCTGATTCTTCTCTACCGAATCTGGTAGCAGGTATCTTAGAGTCCATTCTTAATTTATTAGCAAAATATTTAAGAACTGTTGTATCGGAGAATGCCGTAGCATCACCACCCCCAGGTAAAGGCTGTATATCCGGTGTACCGTTAGGAGACGAAGGCATTAAATAGTTTTTAAAGAATTGTATCTTCGGTCTACCATCAACTGTTAATTCTCCACTGTCAGTATCTAATCTGATATCTTCTTTGTAGATAGACATAAGTTCACCCAATGTTTGTTTAGCTTTCTGTGGAGATCTAGTACCTATAGGAACTGTCATTGCCATCCTGTATGATGAGTTCATTACGTTCCATATAATTCTTGTGTGTTCCATAATCCTTAATAGATTAAAAGAACGTATCATTCTCTCACAGTAACTAACTCTTGATGATGTTCCACCTCCTTTTGCGTAACTTATATAGATAATCTGTGAATCGTATAATTTTCTTGTTAGTGTTGGATTATCCGGGTATTGCATCCAGATATCAACGAAACTTCCATCTGGCTGTGCTTCAACTGTAGGTACTAATGAAGCAGGATCCAATTCTTTAAATCCTACGATGTTTTTCCCCTTTTTGTCAAATACAATCTCAAATGCTATTATTCCATCAACTAAGAATTTTCTAAAAAGATGCCAAGCAGAGATGTCCTGATTAAATCCAAATAAATTGTATATTTCTTTATATCTCTTTTGCACCTTCTCGTATGTCTCTTCATCAACATCATCATGATTCATAAAAGAGAAATATCCCCAGAAGTTCTTTTCATCATAAACTATAGATTCATCACATATAGTATCTAGAATGAATTCTATCTCCGGGTTTTGCGCAAATCCTTGGAGATAGTGTCTTTTGTTCTTATAATCCTTATCGAAATAAGCAATATATTGTTTTGTAGTAGTATCAGCTCTTCTTAAACCAAAAAGAAATGATTCGTCTTTAATCCCACCTTTCTGTAAAAACTGAGCTTCTGTTATACCTACAGCTTGTGAATTTTTAACAACAAGATCCTCATAGGCCATACCAAAGCTACTTACCTTCTTGATGTTCTCTATAATCGAATTGAAAAAAGATTTTTTATCGTCAGTAAATCCTGCCATTAAACTTGTGAATTTTTATTATATATCTCACCTATCTGGGTCCCTTCAATTGACCTAGTGTCGAGATATACTATTTTAGTCCAATCCTGGAAAGGAATTTCAATAACATCCCTTACTTTTTTTAAATCCCATGATCTATATGAATGTTTAAACGGTATTCCTTTAAGAATTGTATCTAATATTTGGTACTCTGTTCTAAGTGGAACTTGTCCTCTTGCCTCACCATTATCTGACATTTTTATGTTTTTTTCAATCTGATCTTGAAAAACACTTTGTATTCTAGTGAAGAAAGCAATTCTAAATATTGGCGGAATAAGAATTAAATCCATACCGTTAAATAAATTCTTGTCTTGATAGTTTTGATATCCAGTAAAGAATATTACTGGCCTTTTGTTAATATAGCTTTTACCTTTTTCTAGTTTATCGTTATACTCGAAAGAATATACCTTACCTGGTAAAAAATTTAAAGGATTGAATGTATCTCTTTGATTTACGTAGTTTTTTGTCCAGTGCATAAAAGATGCCTCTGGTAACGAAGATAATCCTGATACGGACAACTTGTAATTATCAAAAGATTTATTGAAGGGTTCCATTATCTAAGTATAAAGCTTTCGTTAATAGCTCCAAATTTATATCCCCTTGATTCTGCAAATCTACTAGCAGCTTCGAATTTAGCTCTATTGGTTATCCAGATTTTTAATTTCTCGTTATAAGATCTTATTTTTTTCTCTGTTAGGTTTCCAACAGGTTCTTGCGGTCTTTTGTGTAGTGCGTACTGGTCCTCTGGTTTTATCTCTATTAGCCAGTTCTCTAACACATCTCCTTTTTGTACTTGAATATAATAATCTACGAAGTATTTATGCTCTTTTTTGTCTATTGGTGACCAATAAGGAATGCAAGTGGGTTCTGAACTCCATTTAACTATATTGGGATTGATATCGCAATACTGACAGAATTTCCTTTCCCAAGAACTTCTATAGATGATGCTGTGTATATCACCAATATACTTTCCTGGGTTCACTGGAAAATATTTTCCAGATTTCCACTTTCCATTAGGCTTTAACTTCTTTATATCCACAATTATACATTATAATTGGAATTCTCTTCTCTAACTATTCTTGAAAATGGTATAGTTTTAGGAGCTTTAGGTGGATGAATTTTTTTCCAACCTTTTTTCATTCCATTATGTGCTATCTGAGATATAAAAGCGAAAGGATTATCAGATTTCTCCGGATCGTATCTGTTCCAATATTTTATTAGATCTTCTAATCCTGAAGATATACAATCTTCACGATCCTCATTATCTCTATAGGAATGTGTCTTAGACATACCGTTAACGATAAGAGTAAACATTTTTACAGTTTCGTCTGTTAATTGGCCTTTCTCCTTGCTTTCTTGAAGAGCTCTTTTTAGTTCTTTGTTTTTAACGTAGATCATTCTTGTGTAGGAATATTATTTTGGAGTTTTTCTATTTGTTGTTCTAAATTTATCCTTAATTCATCCAAATTTTTCCTAGAATTTCTAATTGTCTCTATACCTATTTTACCGTGTTCCTCGCTAGAAGTTTCCAATTCTTTTATTTTTTCTAGGCAATCTTTTAAATCGTCTAAAACAAAAATGAGTCTGTTGCCAATTCCATCTTCTGGAGATTTGTCAACAGACTCAAATATTTCGGTTTTATTTACTTTTTTTTTGTCTTGGATCCTGGAGCGGATGAAAGGTTTGCTACCTTATCATCTTCTGCGAATCTTTTTCCATTCTTTTTGCTATGTCCTTGTGGTTCAGCAAAATTGAAATCATCTTCGTCTTCCATAAATCTTTTAGGCTTTGCAGCTTTAGGATTAGGAGCTTTCTCTATGTGAGAATTCTTTTGATTCTCTTTAAGAGTTGCTAATTTCATATTTTTGTTATCTTCTATGAATTTAGCAGATCCTTTAACCGAAGCGCTTGGTGCTTTAGCAAGATCTAAATTAGAAAGATCGTCTATGAATTTTTTACCAGATTTACCGTTATTCTTGCTTGGAAGATCTGCCATGTTAGCAGATTTAGCTTTAATACCTCTACCAGTTAGAGGAGCTTTTTTTCCAGATTTAGGAGTATCTGACATAGTTCCTTTTTGGTCGTCTATAAATTTAGGAGAAGATCCAGTCTTTTTGTCCGGAGCTGCAGCCATATATTTTTTAGAAAGACTTTCTATTCTAGAATCTTTGTGTTTACCACCTTTAGTACCAGGAGCTTCTGCAAAATTTTGGCTAGACTCGTTTGTATATTCAATGTCTAAGCTTGGAGTTTTGATGTCGTATCTGTCAACTTCATCATTTAAATCCTCAACATCAGAGAAGAAATATTCACCAGTTTTTCCTTCTTGGAATAAAATAGTATAAGTCTTAGAATTACCATCAACTCCAATTACTCTTCCTTTGTTACCGTTTCTTTTAATTCTTACTTCTGTATCGATAGGATATCCAAGATCTTCATTTACTGAAGGAACCTCTTTAGCAGATTTTTCAAATCTTGAAATCTCAACGTTGATTTGGTTCCAACGGTCTTTAAGGTTTTCTAATTCTTCTTCAAGTCCTTCCTCTAGTGCAATAAATTCCGATGATCTAGTAAGTAATGGATTAACTTCTTTAGCATTAGCTAATTTGTTTAATTCATTTTCTAAGATTTCTATATTCTTAATGATTTCATTCTTATCATTCTTCATCACACTTAAGAAAGCTTTTTCACCTTCTAAGAATTCAGTTAAAGATTCAGAGATATCATACTTAATAAAATCTTGAACGATGTTAATAGCTTGAGTTGCATTAGCCTCGTAGATTTTATTTAATTTCATTGCTGGGTTAACAGTTTGAACATAGATTTTAGAACCAGTCTTAAATATGTTAGCTTCAACACCTTCGTAAACTTTAGATTTAATTTTCTTAGCAAAATCTAAATCTACGATCTCATCAGCATTGTTTACTATATAAACCGCCTTGTTGATTCTATTATTTGCACTTTCAAGTAAAGTGTTAGTAGAGATACTAACAGCTACAGGAACGTCTTCTTCTCTGATTTTCTTACCATCAAAATAAACTTCCTTAGATTCGTTAGTGTATACTATTTCTACCTTACTGTTTCCAATGCTTAGAGAGATTTTGTTATCGTCTATTTTAACATCTCTATCTTCTATCATATTAGCTTGATTAGCTAATACAGTAGGAACCTCTTCAACTTGACATTCTTCGATAGTTCCTTGATTCTCGTCGATTTTTAAGAATTTTCCTGAAGAATAAAATACTGTTTCATTCTCGTTAACATAAATAGGAGAATATAAATTCTTAACCTCACATACGTTATTATCGAATCCTACATTGAATTTACCAGAATTTTCATTCTCATAGATCGATAAGAAACTAACAAGATTTCTAACCATCGGGTTAAATCCAAATCTTTTGATTCCATGAATAAGAGAATCTGTTGTTCTGTTTTCAGAAACTAACCAATTTTTCATTTGATCGGTAGCATCAGAGAAAAGTTCTCTACCAGGAGCATTTTTCATTGTCTCGTAAGTTTTAAGAACTTCGATTTCTCTTCTTCTAGAATCGTATGTATTAGTTAAGTTTTCTAAAACTGGAGTAACTGAAGTTTCCCAAGAAAAAGATCTAAGATCGTTAAGGAAATCCTCAAAAACGAAAGCTTCAGATATACCTTTACCTACTAATAAATGATCGTATTTATTTAAGAACATCTTACCTGCAGGAAGTTCATTCAAAGATGAATTCTTCAAAGCTGCAACAGTATTGATAAGTCCAAAAGTAAATTCAGTTCTTGATTTAGATTTAGCAGAAATATCTGGCATCTGAGATTCATTAAGCATTTGAGCAGTAGCTCCTGTAAGGAAAGTAGAAGCAACAGGTGCTTTTTGAGCTCCTAATCCTGCCCACTCTCTTAAAGAATCAGCGGCTTTCTTAGAAGTCTCCATGTTTAATCTGTTGATCTCTGGATTAATATTGTTTTCCATTTTTAAATTGCTTTTTTAGTATATATCTATTCTTTTTTAGATTTCTTTTATAATCCATACAGTTCTCTATTTGCATTAAAATTAGTTAATACGTTGTCAGAACTCAATGCGGATCCATATATTCTTGCTATTCCTATTTTTCCGTTGAAATATTGTGAATATTCTCCATTATTATAACTACCCAAATAAAGATTTGCTGTTGTGTTTAATATTGAAGAAAAACTATGCGTAGTAGTTGACTGTTCAACCCCGTTAACATAGGTAATAATATTGTTATTTGCAACATTATTAAAAACATATGTTAATTGATACCAAGATCCTAAATTTAGTGCATAGCTAGAAGTATTAGTAGCAGTTGATCCGTCACCGAAATCAGCACGTACAGAACCATTAAGAACGCGTACTGCGTAGCATACATCTCGTGATGCTCCACCTGGATCAAACTTACCCAAAATTACCTGACTACCTGTTGATCCTGTCTGATTAACCCATACTTCTATAGTCCAATCTCCTGAACCAGGTTCTAATAGAGCATTATCTGAAATAGAAACCTGTGAATTCGTACCATTATATGTAAAACTAGGGTAATTAAACGTTACATTTGACATTGTACCATTTAACGAATTCCCTGATAAATCGTTAACTGTTGTACCAGATCCGGGATAGCTTGTTAGATTGTCTGGATTAAAATATAGCCTTAAATTACTAGTAATGAAATTGGAATTCGTATAAACATGCTTTAAAGCATCATAGTTTTGTTTAATCTGTGCAGATGTTAATTTAGTATTATATAGCATCATATTTCCAACATAACCAAAAGGCTGACCAGCTAAATCATTATTACCTAACCCCCAATGTGTAGTTCCACCAGATCCATAAGAAATTGAGCTTCCTACCTGTGAGTCATTTATATAGAATGTTTGAGATGAATTATCACCAACAACTGAATATTGAACCCAAGTGTCTCCTAAAGATGAAAGGTCATATCCGGAGCTTCTGAAAGCAGTGTCCCAATATCCTAATATATTTGATCCATCAGGAATAGTAATTGGTGTGTATTTAGGGGAGTTTGTATAGAGAAGTGTTCTGAATGATGAATTACTACTAAGAATTCTAGCCCAAACAACATATGTATATCCGGTTGTAGGTAATGTCGGACCTGTACCATCAACTACAATTCTTTTATTTACTGTAGTACAATCAAAAGATTTAACTCCATAAAGATTGGTGAATGCAGCTCCACTAGTTAAAGTATGTGTATAATTGTTACCGCTCATATCACTTACTGATGTGCCCGAAACAAAACTTTGTGGATCATTAGCATCTATCCAAATTAGCATATTATCTGCATATATGTAATTTGACTTAGTAGCATTATAATTATTAAGTATTTGTTGTTGACTAAGAACCCTATTATATACGTGGAAATCCCCAACTTTAACTTTTGCATAAGACCCATCACCCATGTTGGTAAAATCAGCAGCTGCAATTCCGTAATGTAGACCTGCACTTCCGCTGTATGGGGCTGATCTTGTTAAATTAAGAGATCCTGCTAATTGAGCATTAACATATGCCCTTAATGTTGTACCATCGTATGTTAATCCTACGTAGTACCATTCATTTATAGGTGTGCTAATTGACGATGTCAATGAAGTTACACCTGTTCCTGTCCATAGACCAAATTTTAATGATCCCGATACCATTTCTATTTGTGCATCGTGCCAAGATGTATTAAGTGTTGCCGATCCTTGCTCTGTTATAATAACACCATTATCCTGAGGGTATATCCAAATAAAATATGATATAATACTAGATGTATTTGCTGGTGATAAATCGGGATTTAATGATGTATTTGTCATTAAATAATCATTGGTACCATCGAAGTTAATATATCCATTGGAAGAAAATCCAGGGCTATTTAATAGACTTCCGTTGCTGTTTCCTTGTAAGTCAACAACTGTGGAAGTTCCATTATAGGTATCTCGATTTTTTATCTCATATCTTAGGATTAATCCATTAGTAAGAAATCCTTTAATTGTACTAAAAAAATTAGATAGAGGCCCAGAAAAACTTGATAATCTGCCCAGCATAATTATACGAATGTATTTATTTGGCCTAGAACCTGAGCCCAGTCACTACCACTTCTTATAAAAGTAAAACCAACTACGTCTACTTGATTTGAAGATCCTACTGCTGATCCTCCTGCCCATTTGATTGTTTTTGAAACACCACCTATTTGTAGTGCAGTAGGAATATATGCAGTAGCTCCTTGATTAATTAAAATAGATACTGTTATTGCTCTATTGTTATCAGTAGGTAAGTTTGTAAAGTTTGCAGTGAAGTTGGTAGTTGCTGATGAATGATACCATATTGATCCCGTTGAAAAATCATATGTTATCGTTGAAGAGTTAGCTACACTTGAATTTATTACTTCTATTACTTCTGCAATATTAGTAGATCCAGAAACTGTAAGATCCCCTGATAACGATAAGTCTGTGCTAGGAGATGTTCCTGACGACCCTGATGTTCCTGAAGATCCTGATGTTCCAGAAGGACCGGAAGTACCACTAGTTCCTGAAGATCCACTAGTTCCACTATTTCCTGAAGATCCACTAGTTCCTGAAGATCCACTAGTTCCTGAAGATCCACTAGTTCCTGAAGATCCACTAGACCCACTAGTTCCTGAAGACCCACTAGACCCACTAGTTCCTGAAGATCCTGGAGATCCACTAGTTCCTGAAGACCCACTAGTTCCTGAAGACCCACTAGTTCCTGAAGACCCACTAGTTCCTGAAGTTCCTGAAGACCCACTGGATCCAGAAGTTCCGGAGGTACCACTAGACCCAGAAGATCCGCTAGTTCCAGATGTTCCAGATTCTCCTGTTGGACCTGCGGAAACTATTGTTGATTGAGGAAATTTGGCTGTTGATCCGTTATGTAATCCCAATAAAAAATCACCATCGTTGAATCCGTCTGCTTGAGGATAATTAGATATAGGCCTTTTTCTGTTCATTTTAATTTTTTTAATTTATTCAGACATTATAAAGTCTCCACCTTCCGATACTATAAAATCTCCAGAAGGGCTAGGTGTAGTTGAAAATCCTCCACCCAATATAACCTCTATATTAACTCTAACAGAGTGAGGATTATAAAGTATCATTCCTCCTTGATCGAAAAAAGGCGATTCTATATCACTACCATTTGGATCTAAGTCCCATCCTCGGTTGTAAAAATATGGAGATAAATCTGAAGGATTACCAGTTAAAATGGTTAAATTTGCCATCGGTAAATATCCTCCATCGTATATTATATTGATAAATCTATTGGAAACTGGTAGTGTTGATGGATATGTTGCTTTAATCATTATGAAAGAAAGCTCTCCTAATCCTTCAGAATTTAGGATAAGACTTGAATTTCCATATACACATCCGCTAAAGCTAGAATAATTATTCAGAACTATATCTGTGTCGCAGAGACTGATTTCTCTCAATACTGTTGTACCTCTTACTACCTGAAGGTTACATCTTTGGAATATAGCTCCTTCAAATTGTATTGTGTTACATACTATCGGTGGTGTAGCCATTAGTTAAAAACGAATATTTCTAGTTCAGTCTTATAAGTATCGCTGGGATTACTGAACAAGATCCCGCCAAAATTTAGATTTGGTGAAGTTATTGGTGGATAAGGTTGTGGGCTAAAATGTGGAGTTGGTGGATTATTAGAAAAATAACTCAAATCCCACCCTTGCCAAGGTATATCAGGTTCTGTTCTACCGGTTAACACCATTAATGTGTGTATAGGATAAACACCTCCCTTATATTCCCAATTCATATATCTTTCCTCAGATGGGTGATTTTTTTCGTACTTCACCTTTACAACGATCATCTGAACCTCTCCTTGAGCTTGACCGACTTCTGGTGCAGTCAATGTGTACATCCCAGAAGGCGCTAATGTTATGCTTCTTTTTAAAGAACCCCCACATCCTCCCAGTTCCGAACTTCCTAAAGATTCCAATTTAAAATCACATAGTGATATAGTGGAAAGTATATTAGAACCTTCCTTTATATCCAAATTGCACGATTGAAAATATGCTCTCCTGTAAACTGCAGGATTACATTCCAGGTATTTTATATTCCTTGGATCTGTGGTGTAAACTTTATTAATCATTTTAAACTAGTTGGGTCAATTTCTCCACCTGGGTTTTTTCTAAATTCACTTCTAGAATATTCCGCTCCTGGATTTTCTCTAAATTTATTCCTTAGAACTTTTTGGTTTTCTAACTGAATATGATCATTATATTTATCAACTTCTTCCTCATTATTCTCTTTTTCTTTCTCTTCAGAAATTTCAGAGATTTTTAATCCGTTGGGTTCTTGATCTTTATTGAAAGATAAATCAATCTTTTCCTCTATTTCGGGTTTATCTTCTTCGATTTTTATTTCCTGAATAGCTACTGGCTCTTCAACCTTTACCTCTGGTATAACTGCAGGTTCTTCTACCTCTACGATTTTTTCAGCAGCTAATTCTTCTTTTTTTCCTGGAAATATTTTTTTCCACCATTTTTTTAGAAAATCAAGTTTCATCTCTCTTTTATTTTTTGTTGTTTTTTCTTTTTTTTCTTCGTTCTCGTCCTTTGTCATTTCGAAAGCGAAGTTTGCAGCTATTACTAGAGCTATTGCTAATGGGTCAAATACTAGCATTAGTATTATGATGTACCAATTCACAACCTTATCTATACTAGATCCGGTTAAAGTAGCAATGTATTTTAATGGACCGACCTCTTTAGCTATATCAGCATTAGATGATATCCCCATTTTCTTTTCTTCAATGGATGATATCTTAGAGTTTTTGGATGATATAGAGTCATTCAGGGTGGATATTTCTATGTCCATTCTTTTTATCTCCGAGTCAACGTCCTTAATTTGTTGTCTTACAGCACCAGTAGGTTTAGATTTACTGATTAGAACATCTTGTGTTGATTGTAGGTTGGTTCTTATTGAAGTAAGTTGTGTTAATCTAGTACTTTTCTGATTTATCTGTCTTTCGTAGTTCTTGATCTCATTATTAACTATCGAAATATCCTTATCTAATATTTCTATGTTTTTATCTTGATTCTGAACTTTAAAAGAAGTTTCTTGGTATGCAGATGAAAGGAATCCGTAAATACCAGCAGAAGTGATTATAATAAGGATTAGAGTAGCTATAGAAAGGTATATCTTTAATCCTAGATTTAATTTTTTCCAATATTGGTAAAGTAGTGAAGCTGTTACTAATTTAGCAAATTCTAAACTTCCTGCTAACACCATAACTTGTAGTGAAGCACCAGCAAACATCTTTCCTAGACCCGACACAGAATAAAAAGCAGCCGATCCAGAAACAGATAGGGCAGAAAGTGCTATTATCCAAGGTAATAATTTCTTTTTCATACTTATGTATATATCCACAAAAAAAGACTGAGATAAACCCAGTCTTCCTTTTATTTTTTAAAAATAATTATTCAATTTCAATTCCTTGCTCAGCAGCTGCAAGTTGTTGCTCAAGATCCTTAATTACTAAGTTATCTTGTTGAATTAATGCTAAAGTTTCTTCAAATGTTTTCCAAAGATCTATGAAAGATTCAATCTCTCTAACTCCTTTTCCTTCCATTTTCAAAACGAAATAATGAGAAGCCTCAACTTCTAAGTTAGTAAAATAAACAACACTGTCTTTAATACCTTCCTGTTTTACCTCATTAATTCTTTTTAAGATTTCTTTAACTCCAAGAGCTTCTTTAGATCTCCATTGAACCTCCTCAGTCATATAAACCTCGAATCTATGTAAAAGCTGGTCAGTCATAGAAACTGCATACTCTTTATTTCTCAAGCTTTCTTTATAATTTTGTAGATCCGCCTTGATAGACTCAACTTTCTCAGTGTCTACATTTTTTATAAATTGCTCTAACTTTTCTTCGTTTTGAGCTTCCAATTCTGCTTCTAATTGTGAATTTTTTGCCATTTTGTTTATTTTTTATAATTATACATTTGTATTCAAATAAGTTTCCGGTATTCCATTTATTTCTCTGAATTTTTTAGCAAGATCTATGAATTGACCTAAATAGTGTTTCAATTCATAATCATAAACAGTAAATGTCTGGATGTCTGATTTTTGCTCATTTGATATTCTTATTCTTCCTTCCTTAGGAACTTCCTTATATTTTTCAGCACACATGAACATATATGCAGAAATCTGAAGTTTGTATCCTAGTATATCATCCTCATCCTTAGGTGATGTTGACGATTTAAAATCTTCCACTATTAAATCCCCTTTAATATCTCTATATACAAAGTCGCATGCACCTGCCCATCCTCCTTTAAATGTTGTATAAAGAAAAGCTTCATTGTCTACAACTTCTTCGATGTTTTCCCAGAACATATCATGATAAAAATTCCAGAAAAGATCTCTTCCTTTATTTACATATCCTAGATATTTTCCATCATCTCTTCTAGATTCCTCTATGGCATAGATCTGTGCTTTCTTTAATGATCTATCAACGTCTTTTTCTTTTGCCCATTCTAAAAGAAATAATTCTAACATTCTGTGCATGATGGTTCCTCTTTCAGCAGCATCATACATTATTTTATCCCATCTCTTCTCTCCAAATTCTTCTCTCAGTTTCTCGTATTTTTCGTTTTTTACTAATTTAAGAATAGTAGTAACAGATGGCAAAATTAAAGGAGCGTTACCCGCTCCTTCAACTACGTATGCTCTTCCCCAAGGAAATGCTTGACGACTTATTTGTATGTCTTTAGATAATAACATTTATCAGAGATTTTATTAGGCCAAATACCCAAGATATGAATTCAAATTTGTATTGTGTCCACCACAGGATCAAAAGCAAAATCAATCTATAGATTATCCATCTTACTGAAAGCCTTTGAAAGTATGGGGAATACACAAGAAGATACGATACTGAATTCGGTATAGGTGTTATACTTGGTGCTATAACTTCCTGTAGATTTAAACTAGTAAGGTATTCATTTAGAGGCCTAGACTCTTCTAAAACATAGGCTGGTCTAATCTCTTCTGGCGAATCTGGAGAGTAAATTACTTCTGGTGGAAGATTAACAACTGTGTATATTCTTCCGACCCAATCTACTCTCAGTTTGTGTTTTTGCCAGTCAACAGAATTAATGTTTTTCTTTATAGTTCTTCTTATAAAGAAATAGTTTCTGATGTCATTTATAACTCTTTTAAACGGATATTTCATACCAATTATATCTAACTATAAGGAAAAGTTACAATCAATCGTTAAACGTCAAATTAACGCCTGGAAACATCTCCCTAACTTTTAATCTTGCTCTTCTAATTCTAGTTGCAATAGCTCTTTTCTTCATTCCGTACTTATCAGCAATTTCCTGATATTTCATTCTTAGTATCTCACGGTCTATTAGAATGTCTTTATAAATCTCAGGTAATTCCTTCATCTTTTCAACAACGTTTTCGTATAGGTCTTCCATCTCGTCGCTATCTACTGGGATGTAGTCATAATCTGAATCCAGAGTTATCTGCGATGTTTGTGCAGGTGAAACGTAATCGTCACTATCATCATTACTCTTTACCATTTCATGTATCATAGGCATATAGCGGTCTTCGTTTTTCTTTATTACTAAAGATTCGTTCCTTGCTATATTGTATACCCAAGTAGAGAAATTACCTCTAGATGGGTCATATTGTGATATTTTTGTCCATATCTTAGCCATCGTGTTAGAAACAGCATCTTCTGCAGCTTCCTGCTCTACAAGGATAGATTTACAGTGATTTAGTAATCCTGGTTTAATTCTCTTATATAATTCTACAAAGTCTTTCTCAGAAGATGTTCTCATAAAACTCTCCGCCAATTCCTGAATGTTCTTTACTGCCATACTATTAAATTTTTATTAGTTTATAAATTATTAAATTTCCATTTTTTTTATTTCTATTCCAGCTTCCTCCAAAAGTTTAAAAGAATCAGTTTTTCTATAAACTTCTGAATATACAACTCTTTTAATCCCTGCCTGGATTATAAGCTTTGCACAGTCAAAACAAGGAGATAACGTCACATATAATGTAGCATCCTCCGAACTATTAGTACTTTTTGCTATTTTTGTGATGGCATTAGCTTCTGCGTGTAAAACAGTACTCAAAGTATTATTGTCGCAATCTTCACAACCGTTATCGAATCCTGAAGGAGTTCCGTTGTAACCATCGGAGATAATTCTCCCATCTTTAACAATCAGACATCCTACCTGACTTCTCTTACAGTATGAATTTTCAGCCCATACTTTGGCCATCCGTAAATATAAAAGGTCTATCTTATCCTGCTTGTGATGGGGTAGGCTCAGATTGTTCTTCATCAACAGAATCTTTCAAAGGTGTAACTTCTATTTTAAAACGTTCAACAATATGGAATGTGTCCATAAGCCTAAAAGCACCTAAAAGATTCAAAATTTGATTAATCTCTTCCTCATTAAATTCAATTTTTCCCTCGTCTTCGATAAGATTTAAGCATTCTCTATAGCCACCATAGCCATTAAGAAACTCAGATAAAGTAGCTTTAAGCTCCTTTGTAATCTCGTAATTCTTACTCATATTAATTTATTTTTGGTTTATTTATTACAAATATACTAATTTTTCTCCTAAATGTAAACCCCTTAGGCGAATTTTTTTTCGTTAGGGATAACAATTAAAGGATTTTGGAGCGTGGAATTAAGCTGACTTAGGATCGTTACCATTCTTTTTATATTCTCCTGCATTTCCTTTTCTGCTTTTTGTCTTTCCATTTTTTCCTCCTCTGTTTCTGGGATTGCTTTTACCTGATCATCACCAGTTTTTTGAGTAATCTCCTGTGTTTTATTTTCTGTTGCTTGTGTCTCCGTTTTATTAATTGTTTGTGTCTTCTCTGGAGTAGTCTCCGTTTTATTTTGTTCTGCTTCTTTATCTAAACTAGGAATTACACTAGATAGATTTTGCGTTATTGTTTCTTTTATAGGAGTAGAAACATTAGAAGTTTCATTAGATTTAGAAATTGTTGAAATACCCTCCTCTAATTTAGATGTCAATTGACCAGCAGATACACCCGGAATTTCACCTCCCCCTACTTTTTCTATTACTGATTCAAGTTTACCCCCAGAAGATTCCATTACTCCTCCAGCACCTTTTGCAAGATCAGCATATTTTTTACCGAATAAAGATTCAAACATCCCTAATTTTGATTCCTTTTTTTCTGCGGAAGGCTCAGTGCTTGTGGGTGTAGCAGTAACATTAGATCCTGCAGATCCTTCTATTGAAGGAGTTGTTGAAAGAGCTGTAGATCCTGATTCCGTTATTGTTGGTGCGGATGAGACTGCTAATGTTGTAGGGGATTCTCCTGTATCCAATTTAGAAGCTTCTGCTAGACCTTCTAAGGACTGAACAGTATTTTCTGCTGGAGATCCTGTAGTAATATTAGTGTTTGTAATATTAGATATTTCAGTTTTTATTTCTGCAGTTTGCTCTTTTTTACCCTGGTCTGGTGTAGCAATTGGTGAACCCTCTATAGCTTTAACCTCTTCTTTAGCCCCTGTTTCATTTGTTTTTGTTTCTGTAACTGGTGCAATGGATGTAGCAGTAGTCTCCATAGATGTGGATGAGGCCTTAGTATTATCTAGATTTTCCCCAGATTTTACTTGTTCTACAGCTGTAATTGTACTTTCGTTCTTAGGAGATACCGTTGTATTTTCACTCGGTGTTTCTTTTTTCTCTACAACCTCATTTAATTTTTCACCTGTAGTTTCTGTTTTCGATACCTCTTTTTCTGTTTTTGAAATAGTTTCGCTCTTAACAGATTCTATAGCATTACCTTTATTTGATGCTTTAGCCGCTAGTTTGTCCGTATTAGATTCATATCTTTCGGACATTGCTGTTGTGCTCTCATTTTTTATACCTTCGAGTTCTAAGATTTTTGCAAGAGCAGATATTAATGCGTTATCTTCTGTAGTATATTGAGGAGCAGCATTTTCTTCACTATTATTAATAGAATCTAGCTTAGAAAATAATCCATCAATGATAGTCTCAAAATTGAATTTTTCATTATTCATTTTCTTATCAAATTCAGCAACTATGCTATCGTATCCTTTAAATGATTCTATTTCTTCACGACCTATTTTTTCTGCTAATTGTGTTACTGTTCCAGATTTTAAAGTTTCTGTATTTTTAATTTTTGTGGCTGCAGAATTGGATGCCATTTCAATAATTTCCTTACCATCTACAGTCTTACCCGCCTCTATACCTTTTTTTATTGATTTCTTATCCCTCGATGAATTAGATTCGGATTCCCTGTAAAATACAGATGATCTATCAATACCTGGATCTATCTTTTTTAGCGCCTCATCATATTTTTCGTCGTAAAATTTTATAGCTTTAGCCTCTATATCTTCAACAGATTTTTTTTGCTCCTTCAAATCCTCGTCAACTGTATTCCCTGTAACTTGACCCCCCATAGTTACCATCGATCTTAATTGTGAATCGTATTTAGCTCTGTCAAATCCTCCATCTAATTTAAATACTGGGATTTTCGAGTCTTCTTCCGGGTTTTTTCCTTCCTCTGCCAAAATATTTTTTATTTATATACCTAAAAACCCAAAAAGTCTATCTTTTTGGGTTTTTAAATGAGAATGCTTCAACCATATCTCCTTGTTCGTTTTTACTATTTTCTCTTTCTATTTTCTCGTTTAATTTATCTATAAACAATTGATACTCATAAAATGGAAGGTTCTCTATGTTATCTACATTTAATTTGAACTCATCCCATAATCTAAATTTGATCTCAAAGTAGTTGTCCAAAGATATCTGAAATAATGAAAAGAGATCTGTACCCTCCGGGAAAGGTAATATCTGCTGTGACCTCCCCCTCACAGCTTTCACATTTTGTATAGATTCTAGCTTTTGTCGCAAAATTTATTTTTTCTGTAATTTGATCGGCAATTGAAAATTGTAAAGGAGTCCAATCTAGTGATGCTCTTTCGTACTGATCATATAGTTTTTCGTCCAGTCCTCTCCAATCCGGTATGATAAAGGTAGCAACTTTTGCGAAACTTTCATCGAATTTTTTCCCTTTTTTTCTTTTTTCATTGATAATTTTTCTACAGATAGTAGTAACACCAACGGTAGGGATATAAAGATCCATCTCCTCACTTCCGTCTTTTGGGATGAATTTAAAAGAATATGATTCCCTATTATATCTCTTTAATATTTCTGGATCTACTACAAAACTGTCAAGAAGATTAGATTTTAATTCGATTCTATCAGGAACTTCACATTCTTCTTTTGTACAATTTTTAGTTACCGGAAGAAGTATTCTATTTTCTCCTTTAATGAAAGTCATGTCTCTAATTGACATAATAACGAAGAATCTGTCCTCATACCATAGATCATAAGGTTCTAAAAATCCTCCATTCCATCTAATCTTCATACATTTAGATAAGATAGTGTTTAGTTTCTCATCAAGATCTATCCTATCATTATCATCCACTGTTGAAAATTGTCTAATTTCTCTGACACCCGCAGATTTTATTGCAATCTCAAATCCTTCAGGATACCCAAACCCTTTAGATGGTAATACCTCAGGTGGCAAGTTTTTCCATTCGGCTTCCATTCCTAAAGGATTTCTTCCGACATTTGCTCTACCTAGATTATTAGGCTGGGAGTTAACAGGATTTGTTCTGGGATCAAATTGAGGTTCTGTTTTATTATCGATCCAATTCGGTATCTCGAAATTATCGACATCCTTGTCTTCCTCTACCTGATCATATTGGAATTTAGATTCCGATTCTCTTCTATTGAGCTGGTTCAACAACTCGTCATCAATTCTATCAGTCATATATTAAATTACTTATTACTTTTACTCTTCTTTTTTCTTTTGTTTCTTATCAGATGATAAAAAGAAATAAAAACCAAAGAAAACAGCCGAAAGGAAATAAAAAATTGCTACTGTATGCCAATAGGAATTTGTTAATTTCGTGATTGCTGCGAAAAGGATATCGAACCCGAAGGGGTTGAAGAAAGTCGCTAATATTAAACAAACTGAAGCAGTTCTTTTTCTTCTTACTTGATTCACTATCTTCGTCCATGTTATTTTAATATCCACATTTTTGTTAATTCCTACGAAAACAAAAAATGGAGACTTTGTCGAGTCTCCATTTATATATTAATTATTATTTGATTAGTTAAAAACGTCCTCGAAATAATCAGCTCTAAAAGATAATGCTATCTTATGAGGTGTAGTACCGTTAGTGTAATCAAGATCTAAAGATTTGATCTGATCAACAGGGAAGCAATTAAGAAGTTTAATTCTTCTGAAAACGTCTCCTTGTTTGTTAAATACTGATATTAGTATATAAGTACCTCCAGCATATACAGATTTAATACCCATAGCACCTGTTAGAGGATTGTAAACTAAATCTGACCACTGACGTAAGCTTTTGAATACGTAGTTACTGTTATTGTCGTCTAAGTTAGTTTCAAATTCAATTCTAACTTTAACACCTGTATCGTCAATTGCTCCTCCAGCATATCTTCTCTTAGAGAATTTATATCTTTGCTCTAGTGGTTGTGGGTTTTTATCTACTGTTATACCAGATACAGATAAAACGTTTTCTACTAGAAGAGTTCTCCCAGGGTTTCCTACTGGGTTAGAAACACCTACAGGAGGCTGTATAATAACTTCGAACTGGTTAAGGTATACCGGTTCGTATAATTGTACTGCTGCCTTTGCTGATGTAAAATGTGGTAATCCTGCCATTTCTAATTATTTATTTAAATAAACACGTCATCAAAATAATCTACCGCCCATGTCATTTGAAGCTTATAGATCGATGTCTGTGTATAGTTTAACTGCATTTCACTAATAGGAGACATTGGAAAACAATCTCTTAGATTTATCTTTCTGAATATGTCACCTTGTTTATTGAAAACATTTATTAAGATATTACCAGTATAGTTAGCTTTAAGTCCCATAGCACCTGTTAAAGGGTTGTATATTAAATCTGACCACTGACGTAAAACTCTAAAAGCGTACATCGAGTTGTCGTTATTAAGGTTGACTTCAAAGTCTAACTGTACATCAAGACCTGTTCTTTGTGGAGCAGCTCCTGAATAATATCTTTTAGCAAATTTATATTGCTGTGTGATTTCCCCTGGGTTTTGGTCTACTTGTAGTCCAGAAACACTAGTTACCTGTTCTAGTAATATATTTGCACTCCCTGGATTCCCAGCTGGGATAGCAATCCCAGTGGGAGGGGTAATACTTACTTCAAACTGGTTTAGGAAAACCGGCTCGAATTTATTAACCGAAGCCTTTGAACTTGTATAATGTGGTAATCCTGCCATGTTTTTATTTTATATATTTACTTTCGAATTTTCTATTCAAATTCATTAGCTGAATTGGATAAATCCTCCTGAAGCTATACCACCAGTTCTAGTAACAGTCATTCTATTGATGAATTTGTGAATACCTCTTGCAGGTTCGATGATTACGTCGATAATACCGATGTTTTGATCGATTATTGCAGGTGTATTGTTTGAAGAATCCATAATAGTTAAGAAGTTATAAATACCTCCAACTGATCTTACCCCAGAAAGGTAGTTATCTACCAATGTCTTAATTTCAAGTCTTACGTTGTCTTCGTTGAAATCAAATACGTAGTTAGATAATATCTCTTCGATAGCAGATTCTACAGTAATTAATAGGTCTCTTACGTGTAAGTTGTTGAATGCAGAGTTTGTTCTTTGGTAGCTTGTTTGGTTACCGTAGATAACGATTCCAACACCTCTCTTACGAATAATAGGGTTGATCCCGAATGGCTCTAAATATTCTCTATCTTGTATGTCAAAGTCATACTCAAGACCTACTAAGTTACTAGCAGATATAATACCTCTCTTAAGACCTGCCACGATTGAATAAGGTTCTCCTGTAATAAATTTACGGATGAAGTTATTCGAAACGTAAGGTGAAGGTGGAACGTTTAAGTTCTTGTTGTTTTCTCTGATCGTTAAGAACGGTGCAAAGAATCCAGAGAATTTAGCTCCTAAATCTTCATCAGGTAAAGAGAAAGTAAATGAAGGGTTTAAACTTAAGTTACCTCCGTCTGCAATATATCTAGCTTGTAAAAGCGGTGCAGGATCTGTTGAAGTAGGTGCAGATGTAAATCTAGGATCTACAGAATCTGAAAACTTCTTCATAGAAGGCACGTTACAGATAGCTAAACATTTTTGTCTGTTTTTAGCTAATTTAGTAAGCTGATATTTACAGTTTGGTTGAATACCTCCGTCAAATGTATCTACGATGTATCTGAAAGTAATAACATCTGTATCAGCTAAAGTTCTAGCTAAGTTTGTGTTATAAAGAACGTCTAAGATCTCATTCATTCTGTTGTCTGTTCCGTTAGGCATAGAAGCCGCTTTGATATCAGCACCAGGAAGATATGTGAAGTTAAAGTTCTTAACAAACTCTTGTATATTTTTAAACTTCCAAACTCTAGTAGTTAAACCAGGGTAAAGTTTTATAGGTCTCTCAGTCTTAACTTGTACAGTGTAAGTTCCAGGAGAAGTAGCAGAAGCTACTGTTTTAACCTCGAGTACTCTAGTTAATCTTGATTGAAGATTCTCTGTAATAGGATTATCGTATATCTGAACGTCTGTAGATACTAATAGATCTCCAACTTTTATCTTAGAAGAGTTTGCAACAGCAGTTGTTAATTCTATGATATTAGGTTGTAACTGTGTAATAATATCAACATAGTCGCTTATGTTACCGTTTGTTGAAACGACATTAAAGCTTGTTCCTGAAGATTGGTTAGCTCCTGTAGGAAGAGAAGTTATGTAAGTAGTATCCCAAGTTGCTACTGCTTCTGGAGTTGTGAATGTACTCTCTGCGTATGCTCTACAAGATAAGATAGCAAATCCATCTCTATCTACATTTTTCTCGAATTTCAAGTATTGTAGTAAAGAACCAGTATCATCTTTCCAATCAATATCACCATCACCGATGTTACCTTTAACCCAGTCTCTGTACATAGGAGAGTTTTCATAAGCTAAATATGAATCAGTTCCTACTGGAACGTCTGGTGAAAAGTAAACATCATCATTATCAAAATAATCAGGTGTACCGATTTGGTAAGCATTCGCTGTACTTTTATTTGTTATGTCATAAGGCTCAACATAAGTAGTAGAAGCTGAAGAACTTACTAATGGATGGCTTAGTCTTAATCTAACTTGTTGTCTAACACCAGATGCTAAAGTTGAATTAGTAATATATTTGCTTTCTACAACTTTTAATTTAACTAAGTCTCCTTCATAGAATCCTAAGTATCCAGGAGTAGGTAAATTAGAAGTTACTTTTCCTAATACCCATCTCTCTGCAGGAGCTGTGTTAGAAACTGTAACGAATGATTTTAAAGTTGATACTTGGTCATCATGATTTAGAGTGGAAGTAAATTTAGAATCTAAGTATATTAATCCTCCGTCTCTTAAAGAAGAGCTATAAGTATCAAATAAAGATGCAGGAATACCAGCATCACCAGTAGCATTGAATAATGTATCTTCTAATAAAGTACCTGTCTCTGGAAGAATATCCATGTTACCACTAGGTGAAACGTTATCCTCTATCTCTGTACCTCCTGTAGATCCACCAACGTTTTTATAGTAAGTGTAATCAGCGAATAAATTTTGGTTATAAGATAAGAAGTTTAAGTTCTTAGGTGTTCCTGTGATATCTGCATCAGGACCTACCTCATCAACCAAATGGTGACCAACTAAGTCAAAAACAGAAGAATTGCTTTCTAAATCATCTAAAGCCTCTTCGTTAACAGCACAGAAGATACCTGTAGTAGGTGTCTGGTTGTTAATAAGAGTTTGGATATATCTTAAAGTTCCGTTTTGGTCTGTAAAGTTAGGTACAATAGTACCAGTAACAGTTAGAACTAAATTAACACCATCAAGAGCTAAGAAATCGTCTATTCTAGATTTTATAAATCCTTTTGGAGTAAAGTAAGAACTGTATATAGGATCATTAGCTAAAGCTTGATAATCTGTCCAGTTACCACTAACAGCTATAACATCTATAAACCAATCCGAAAGATAATCGTATTGATTCATATATGAAGGCACATTACTAGGTCCGAAATATTCTCTAGCAGTTATATCAAAACCTTTAAGAGGAAATCTAGAATCTAATGATTTTCTAACTATGATACTAACGTGAGAATCCCCAAGGTTAACCAAGCTGAATAATTTTCTGTTATCAGGTTGAGATCCAGAATTATCCTCTGTAGCAATTAAATAGTTAGTATCAGGGAACCAGAATTTCTCCTTGTTATAGTAAGAAGATAATAACTTATCTTGTTTTGTTAAAGGATCTGAATATCCGCCAGTTGCGTTTGCACCGTTTTGTTCCTCAGTATCTACAGAGAAAGCTCTATATCTAGCTACGTCTGCACCTGCAGCAAAGTTTGGATCATCATTTTCATCTACCGAATTATTTAAAATTCTAAGATTTAAAGCAAAGATAGGTCCACTTTGTAAACATACAAGCGAAGATCTGTGGAAGAATGATCCCTTTTTCTCTAAAGCCTTATCTATTCCACCGAATACCTCTTGAAAAGTAGTGATGTCCGGGCAATAAACTGGAGTATTGAAAGGACCAATATTAGAATAACCAACAACCAATCTAATCGTCGATGGATTTATAATAATATTTTCACTAGCATCAAATTCCAATGTATAAACCCCAGATGCCTTAAATTGGGATAAATCAAGTTTGACTTGTTTTGCCATTTTTAATTTTTATTTATATTCGAAGAAGTTCTTTTAGACTTCTTTTTCTATGTATATATCATTCTTCCTTCAAGAATCAAGGAGTCCATTCAAGAAAGAATAGTTTGAAATGTCATTTGTTTTAGTTTCTGTAGAATCTTTTGTCTCATTTAACCTTTCTTCTATCAATTTTCTGAATTTTTCTGGGATAATATCATAAAGATCCATAACAGTATCTTGGAAATCCCCGTTATCAAATACACAATTAATATTAACAAGTGTCATAGCTTCATCATCTTTTCCGATTTGACTAGAAAAACTACCATTAGGATTTATTCCAAAATTTGCTAATTCGTGTATTCCGTTCTTATTAGAAGGAATAATCTTATATCCTCTGGTGTTTATCTTCAAATCGTAACAAAACTTTTCTTTATTCTTAACGGTTAATTTTACTCCAGGCTTTAATTTAGAACTTGCCTCAGAATGTTTAGTATAAACAAACATCTCATCAAAGAAATCCTCTACATCAAGAAGTTTATCCATTAGCATCTCGCCTTTATGATCTAATTCAAGTACTATTCTTGTATTATCTACGCCTAGAACATGAAGTATTAATATTTCTAGAAATGCTTTAAATTCGTCTATTTCGATAATATTAGATCTGAATATTCCGACCTGTAGTAGACAGAAGAAATCACTCTCATCCTCGAAAAACCTTTTATTCTTAATTACACTACTAGGCATAGGTGTAACTTTAAATATGTTTGCAACTGAATAGTCACCTCCACCTCCACCTGCAGTATCTATGGATATGTAAAATCTTTGTCCATCTTTTTCAAATACCGAAGTCGGATCAAACTTAGGATGCCATATTAGATTAGAATAATCTATTGGACTATTTTCAAAAGGAGATAATTCATGGAATGTAAACTGCTCTTCTGAATTTTTAAGTCTCTTAAGTGTATTGGAGTCTAATAATAATCTTGATGATGATAAGAATTGACAACCATATTCTTGGTTAAAGTCTTCCTCAGATCCGAGTGCAGCAATTTCCTTTCTTTTCCATTCCTCGTCTCTCCCCGGAACTTGCCACCATTCGACTCTAATTGGATTAAACTCATTTTCCCCTTCTACAGCTCCTTTGTAGATCTCCCAGAATTTGTTCATTCCGTTAGGGGTGGATGTTATAATAACCCGTGCAATTTGTGAAGATGATATAGTAGGATAAACAGATTTAAAGAATTGATTAATAAAGTTAGGGTTAATGTGAGCAAACTCATCCATGTATAACATATGAATTGTATAACCGATTGATGATGTCTTAGTTGTTGTTTTAGCCATTATTCTACACCCATTATCAAACTTCATGGTCATAACGTTATAAACAACTAAGCCAGGTTTTAAGAAGAAAGGAAGTCCTTTCATGATAACCTTTATCTTATCCATTAACTCAGCAGCAGTATCACCAATATTAGCCATAATCATGGCATTTTTCTCAAAATTGAATAGAAGATACCACAATAGAAAAATTGAAGATGTTATGGTCTTACCCGATTGTCTAGGTGATACAAAAACATTTTTTCTGTGATGCTGATATTGGTTTAGAATTTGTATCTGGTAATCCCTTAATTTAATTTGCCTAATACCTTCATCTGTCATTACGTGGCAATAATTGTTAGCAAAATAAACAACATCCTCAGCACATTTTTTTATTTCCTCTAATTCCCATTCAGTGTATTCAAAAAGTATATTACCACTTCTTAATTCTGGGTCATTCTCGTGAAATGGATTATCAACATCCTTGTAATCTATACCATTCTCCTCTGCGTTGTATATAAGCTTATCAACTTTTGCAGTAGACCAGAAATTACTGGCGCCATTCTCTAATTTAGCCATAATTAATCAAATAATTCGTCTTCTATTTCAAAGTCTGAATCTTCATCTCCACCAGATAGATCTGATGTTCCTCCAAACTTAGTTCTAGGGTTTATTAAGCTATCGTCTGGTGTTTCCTTAACTATTTCAGCGTCTTTTACCATACTTCCACCTTTCATAACATTCTGTAAATTCTCCATCAGGGATCTTGTACCTCTTGCTTTGAGAAGCTCTGTATTTTCTTGACTTTGTAATATGTTACCGTTCTCGTCAAATTGTAGATCACCTCCTTTTTTGATCTCTTCAGACTCAACTTTCAATTGCTTATAGTTTTTCTCCATCTGTGTCATATACGAAGAAAAATTCTTAGGCATTTGCATTATCTGGTTTTGTAACTGAGCCAAAACTTCAAATAGCCTTGGTTCAACCCTTCCAGAATCTATTTCCTCTATTAATTTAGATATAGCATGCTGTGCAGTTCTTATTTGAAAGGCCATGGTAGAAATACTCATGGCATCTATCTTCTGTTTATGTTTAATATAAGAATCCTCAGATACACTTTCCATATCATTGTAAAATTTAGAAAGTGAATCTAATATAGCTCTAGCTTCTACCTCTACCTCAGTTTTAACAGCATCTATCTTTAATTCTCTGTGAGGTTTTATTGGTGGTATATCAGGAGTACTTAGTCCTGAAAGCATTTCATCTGCCAACACTATGCTATCTAGCTTATCTTTAAGATTAAGCTCTTGCTCCTTGGAGAGATTTGGTGTTTTGGGTTTTCTTCTTGGCATAATCGTTATCTGTTTCTGGCAACTTTAGGAAGTTTCAATACAGGTTTAGCATTATCTATTATTATTGCTAATTGTGCATCTCCTACTATATTTTGGTTTAGTATAGTAGATTGTTTTTCCTCTTCTACCATTTGTTTAAAAAATCTAAAATTAGTCACCCATAATGGAGATGACTTAGTTTTATACGAATAATTGTTAGTTCCGTAGAAAGGACTATCATAGTCCTCTTCTATAACCGGAGGTATATTAAAAGTATATGTCTGAGTAGTTACACCATCTAATGAATGAACTAAGCTAAGATCCGATGTCTGTGTAGCCGGATTATCTGGATCATATGTAAGTCTCCAAACTTTTAAAGAATATTGTTTAAATATGTTTGAAAAATTAAATACAAATCCATACCAATCGTCAGTTGTAGGTATAAAATTACCTAGTGTACTTGCTATACCAGCTCCAAAAGGAGATGAGATCTCTAGATTATTTATCTTTATTCTAAAACTTCCTGTTTGTATATAGCTGTTATCTGTTGGACTAGTTATTGCATTAGATCCACTCCATATAAAATCTATCAGTAGACCTTGTCCGTTATAGTATCCATCAAAAAGCGTTCTTGCCTGAGCTTTTTGCATTTTCCATCCAGCAGTAGAAACTGGAGCAGAAGCACCCGAATCCTTTATTTTGAATCTGTATGCGTCAATAACTTCTATAACCTCAAATCCACCGGATCTTACCTCGTCTCCTAATATAGAGACATACCCATTAGGATTTTCACCAGTTGTTAGCTTATGAACTATCGGATAAGTTGTATATGTTATTGTGTCAGTTCCTATAGAATCTATAGTTATTGGTACCTTAGCAGCTGCCTTTGGTACTAATTTGCTTCTATCTAGATAATTTCTAGTTCTAAACCAACAAAGGAAAGATCTTTCGTCATTAGAAGTTAAAACTGGATCTGCTTTCCATCTAACTGCATCTCTCTCTATTTGTAATAATGCTGGAGATGAAGGATCTACCTGATTCTGCGGATCGTTAAATATCTTATCTAGATCGTAATAATTGTTGAAAACTATCGTCCAGTTGTTGTTTAGATCGTATTCAATTATAGGAAGATCTTTGTTTATGTATGATCTTATAGGATCTTCCAATCTTCTCTGTGAAGTGATCGCATATTGTTGAGGCTTTGTTAATTCTACCTCCTCGTCTTTCACTTGTTCGCCAAATAAATCATTCGTGTTTACTGTGTAATCTAACAATGCAGATTGAGCAGCAGGATCGGTCCACGTTGTATTTTTTTGTACATCGTATTTAACTAATTGTATTTTAAAATATACTGGATAGTTGTTTACGTCTCTGAAAACGTACATTGAATCTATTCTGTATATTCTATTAGTTAAAGGGAAATAAATAATATCTCTCTTTCTTGGTTGTGATCCTTTACCAAATATACTTTCAAAATATTTTCTATCTATGTGTATTTCGAATGGTTGATTGAAGTTTAATCCCCAAGAATCAAAAGTTAAAGCAGCATCTGGAAATTGATTATTTGGTACCATTACCTTCACGCATTTTTCATCAACCACGTCAAAAACTGTATATTCTTTTAGTACTACATCCTTTCCTCTACCTTGAGGCTGTACTGAATAATAAATTACCTCATGCCCAAATATATTGTTAACAATCTTACTTAGGTCTTGATAAAGATTTACTGCTCTGTTTACGTCGTATGGTCTAAATGTAAAATCACAATCAGAGAAAACTATTGGATAGTTTGTCAATTCTTTACTACATAAAGGAGCTGGTGGATTACTCATTAAACTTCTAGGATCCACGTTTTCGTAATTTAAATTCAGCTCAAAGTCTAGTAGGATTATAGCAGGACTCAAAGAAGTTCCTGGAGGATAATAAGGACTAGCATTTTCGTCTGAAGCTGCTGTTAATCTTACTTCTACCCAAAAATCATTAGAAGGTGATAATTGTAAAGAATCTATTGATTGCTGGGTCAGTGGCGTCCATAAGGACCAATTAGATCCGTTTATACTCCATCTGTATTCCAGATAAAGAAAAATGTGTGGTGGATCTTCCCCACTAGTATCTATAGTCCATCCACCAAAGCTCTGTACTTTTTTGAATGGTTCCGACCAGGATATTATTCTGTAGTTCCCGATCGCAGAAAATTCTATTGCGGTTTCTGCCATTTTGGCTAATCTTTTTAATATATATCAGAAAAACATATATGAAAAGATTAAGAGCAAACATTGACAAATTTAATTTTGGTCAACTTACTTCAAATTCTGATGGAAAAACATCAGGAAGCGGTACAGCTGGACTTTATATAGTTGCTGTTGGTGGTTTATGCTTCCTTATAGGTTCAGTTAAAATATTCTTTGGTGGAACTGGCGACGTACTTTCACAATCTATTATATTGGTTGGTATTGGTACAGCTTTGCTTGGATATAGAAAATCTAAGGATGCTAAAATTGTTGATATTGATGTAGATGAGTCTAAAGATTCTGTGGTAGATAACATTACTACTGATGTTAATCCACAAATTACTGATTCTGTAACATCTGTAATTACTCCAATTGATGATCAATCATCTGATGATCCTAAAAACTATGATCAAATAAATTCTTAAGGATTCGAAGGTGCAGCTCCGGTTGCACCAGTTTCCCCCATTACATCTTTTTTAATGTCATAAACTCCTAGACCTTGTATTATAGTACTATTGTCCTCTGGGGCTTTTCCAAACTCTACATTAGTTCTTATACCTCCTTGCATTAGATTTCCTCTGAATCTTTCTGTAGTTTTATCTATATCTGGCAAATAAGTCTCTAACTGCATAGAAAAACTTAGAGTTATAGCTTCACCTCTTTGTGATCCGTAAGACATCGTGAAGTTGTTTGGCTGTTTATCAGGAACTGAATCGTCTAAACTAACCTGAACAGGTATTCTAAATCCTTTATAATAAAAATAATATACAAATCTCTTATAAAGTATTTCTAATACACTTTGTTGTATCTTGAAAGCATCTAATGTAGTATCAGCTTTCATTTTTGCATTTATTGATATATTTAATGGTATTGGATAGAAATAAGAAGAATAAGTAACCATCTCTATACCAGTATCTTTCTCTACCTCCTTAGCATAAGATCCTCTGACAAACTTTGTTGTTGCTGATCCTGTGTCTATTCTAACCGCACCCATTTCTAGAACACCCCTCGGTACAACATCATAGTTACCCTCAGCAAATGCTGGTTTTCCGTCGCAATCTTCATAAGACAAATAAAAATCCTGCAGGAAAGGCTCATCACCAACCATGGAATAAAAGAAAGGTATGTATATTGTCGAAACCTCTTGATTATCGTCTGTTTGCTCGTAAGTTATAACTTGATTAAGTTTACTTAACAATCCGAGTATTATACCTCTAAAGAATACGTTATCAGTATTATATTTTTCTAGAAAATTCATCTAATTAATCTATTATTTTTCTACCTTGTACTCCTGATTGGAAATTATCATCCAATATAGGAGATGGATAAATTGGCTCATTATAGTTGTTTCTAGAAACTGCCATAGGCTTGCTTCCGTATTGATACTTATCTTTATTTAGATCTATTACTCTTATTTTATTCTGTATGTATATAGGTATATCTCTCATTTTTACTCTCATCGGAGATCTTAAAGAATTCTTATAATATGGATGTAAAAAATCTCCAGTAGCATATTCATTGTAAGAAATTTCTCTACATTGATCTATTTTAGTAGATTTTATCTTACTAAAATAATTTCTAAGCTGTTTTATTCCATCTGAAGCTGAAACTGGTACTATGAACTTATAGACAAAATATTCTATCAGAGGAATATCTGTTGCTATAGAATCCTCTTTTACAACAAGAAAATAGCTAAAAGTGGGTTTTAGATTTCTTATTGATCTTGTATTCGGCGGATAATAAATTTTCATGATTTATATATCCTATACAATCTTATCGAAAGAAAGATCTGAAAAATTATTCTTCTTTGCTATTTCTATCTTGTAATCGAATATTTCAGTAGGCATTGGAGCGTGATTTATAACAAATATATTCATTCCTAAATCATCAGATAGCTTTCTTAATGTGTTCAATATACTGTGTACCCCGTCAGGATCGACAGAGCTGAATATCTCGTCAAGGAAAAGTATATTAACTGAAGCAAATCGTATCTTCATTAGCTTTATTACAGCTATAAGGACAGCAAAATCTACCTTCTTCATTTCTCCCGTTGATAAAGTCTGTGGTGATATTTCCTCTCCCAAATGGAATATCTGTGCATTAAATTCTTCATTGAAAACAACCTTGTAGGGTAAATGTAAAGATAGAAGGGTATTTAGTATCTCGTTGTTTAATGAAGGTAGTATAGATTTTATAGCAAGTTGCTTAACTCCCTTCTCACTTAATACCTCATCCAGAGTCTTTATCCATCCTTGGCGATCTTCGTAAACAGTTTTTTCTTGATTGAACTCGGATAGATCATCGTTTGCTTGATTTAAAAGTTTTCTTATTGAATTAGCTTCGTCACTATTTTTAGCGGTTCTTAGATTCTTAAGTTTTTCTTTTAGTGTTCTTATTCCAGATTCTATCTTACTTCCCTTCGTTAAAAGATCTCCTTTAGAATCCTCTACAGATTTTTGTGCTTTTTTAGCATCCTCGTAATTTTTCTTAAGATCTGCTAAATCTTCCATATATTGTAGTCTAGTATTTGATAGGTCGTCAAATATCGACTTATGAAAATCCGTAGATAAGTCTGATGTACATGTTGGGCATTTATCTTCGTTATAGAGATTCATCCTAGAATCTAGTGATTTTATTTTAGAAGCTAAATCACTATATTTCTCATAAGAATCCCTAACCAATCTTGAGATTTCATTCTCCTTGGATCTAAACTCCTTTATCTTGTCCGTGTGTATTCTTAAAAGCTCCTGATAGTCCTCCAGTTGTTTCTCGGTCTTTCCTATTTCAGAACCAGAGTTTTCTACTATTCTTTTTTGTAGTTCATCTAATTCTTTCTGTGAAGCTGAAATAGATCTACCAGTTGCTAGTATTTCTCCGGTCAATCTATCAATATTAGATTTTATATTCTTACTTTCTTCCTTGAGAATATCTCTCATCTCATTCAGTATATAAAATCCAAATATTTTATCTATAATAAGCTTCTTATCTGCACTACTCATTTTCAAAAAACTTTTAAAATCGTTAATTGATAATGATATAGTGTTATTGAATACGTAATATGGTATCTTTAAAATCTCGTCGCTTAAATAATCCTGTACATTACTCTTACCAGCTTGATCGTAGATTTTACCATCGATACTTAATTGAAAAACTGCAGGCTCTAATCCTCTCTCTACTTCGTATAATCTACCATCCTGTTCGAATGATATTTTCATCCAGGCATTTTTGTTAGATCTATTAGGAATATCCTTGAGTTTCTTTCCTTCTAATTTACCGTATAATCCAAATGTAATAACATCTGATATAGTAGATTTACCGACACCGTTTTCTCCAAAAACTTGTATCAATCCAGCTTCCTCTGGAAGTTCTAATTTTTGAATTTTGTTACCATAAGAAGCAACATTTCTCCATTCAATCTTCTTGATCTTCATCTTCTTTAACTTGTACAGAAACTTTATGTAGCAATTTTTCTATTGCCTTGTATATTTTTGTTTTCTTATCATCTTCATAGTTACACTTATCTAAGTATAATTTAGTCAGATCTAGGATAGAAAAACTTTTACCTTCCAAATCATGGAATCCTTCGTCTACTATTTCTTGACCAGCTCCTGTAATAGGGGTGAATGATATTTTTAAAGGACTATCAACATATTCTGTTAGCAATCCTAAAGGAACTTTAACAGCTAATTCAGGATCAACCAATATGTCTATGAAATTGTTTTTAAATATAGGGTTTAATTGATCTGGTGTAGAGTTAAGAACCTGCTCGAATGTCATCCTCATAAACTTAGGTGAATGGGTATTCTCGTAGTATTCTTCGTATCCTGTTTCTAGGTCTAATACAGTTATTCCTTTTAGGTTTTCCGAATCCGATCTTGTTAATTGATAAGGAGATCCTAGCATTCTCATTTTACCAAAATTCTGAGAATAATGTATATGTCCTGAGTATACTCTATCGAACTTATCTATATCAGAATAATCAAGCCCTTCATCAATTCTCACAAATTTGTTGAACATTAATCCCTTAACGTCAGTGTGGCAGAACATATAATCATGATTTCCTTTCACTGATGCTAAGGTTTCTCTCTCCGCTGTGTGATCTTTTCTCCAGGGCATTAGGAATATCTTACGATTTCCCATCATTATACTTTCAGGCTCTTCGTATATTTTTACTCTAGGAATCCATTTTAAAGATTTAAGAGAGTTTACCTCGTTAGTATTTTTCCCATAAATATCATGATTTCCACAAATTATGTAGATTCCGTCTTTGAAGATGTTAGATAGTTCTTCAAATATCTCTATACCTAGATTAAGTACCCTAAGATTAAGTGATTGTCTGCTATCGTATACGTCTCCCAGGTGAACTAAACAATCACCTGGTTGATATATTCTTTTACAAAGAGGGATAAACCAATTCTTAAAGTAGTCCTCATGTATCTCTATCCAGTCGTTAGAATTGTTCCTAACTCCTAAATGAGTATCTGTTATAAATATGATTCTCTTTATGTTTGGAAACTTTTCCATTAGAATATTTTTTTGATTCCTTTCTTACCTAAAATACCATATTTTTTATCCATTTCTTGAACTATAAGCTCTTTATATTTCATATGAATAGATTCATAAGCTTTCTGGTAATTTATCGCTGTATAGTCACATATAGCAACAAATTTTTCGACCATACTAAACTCAGTGTCCTCCAATTCTTTCAAGATATCTTGAAATATCAGGGGTATCAAATCCTTCGGTATCTTCTTGCTAGGACTTATTACTGTCCATCTAGAAGATTGGAATATTGTGTCAATTTTATCATTAAGACTGCAAGCATAGATATAATCCTCGTCCTCGTAAGTAACAACAGATTGTAAGCTTCTATAGTCCAAGCTAGGATCTATTTCAAACTCTTCATCCGTAGAATCATTCTCCTTCTCATCAAATTCATTATTTAATTCTAGATCGTCTTTTTCGTCTTCAATCAGCTTTTTCTGTTTCTTCATTACTCGTTTATTATTTCAGAAGCGGGATCTTCTGTGATCCTCATATGATTATAGTCAACCAAGAATTTTTTATAGGAATTTTTATATCCCTCGTCCCTGTTTGCTAATAACTTCAATTTATATTCTTGGTTAGTGTACATGAGAGGATCTTGAATAATACCAAACATACCATCAACTGTAGCTACCAATCCTGATGATTCAGATGCTGAATTCATACTTAAATCTGTAGCATCGAATTCACTTTGTTTTGTTTGTGTTGCTGTAACAATAGCCCAATGGTTTCTTTGAGCAGCAGCTCTAAGATCCTCAGCTATTTGTTTGATCTTCATGTATGTGTTTTCGGAGTTGGGATTTCTCCAGTTTTTCATGATATTGATGTAATCTATAATTACTATCTTGAATTTTATTCCCAATATTTGTTCCACTTTAGTTAACCAATTTTCGACGTCTATAGCAGAAGCCTGAGAAGTTGGAAATTCTTTAACTACAAGTTCACCTGGTGTTCTTAAATTTTCGAATGCAAGGTTGGTAATTTTTTTCTTGATTAGTTCGTCATTCTCCGCACTATCCTTATATTCTGACATCCTTATGCCTAATAAGTTAGATCCTAACCTTTTCATGTATTTTCTGTCATTCAACTCTAATGTTATGATAGCAACGTTGTTAGATGCTCTAATAGCTTGTGTTGCTATATTACCTAACCATAATGTTTTACCAACTTTAGGCTGACCTAAGAAAACGTATAAACCTTTTGCTGAGAAACCACCACCTAAGCAATAGTCAATATATTCATATCCACTTGAGAATGTTAAGTTACTAGGCTGTTTGTGAGATTCAGGATCTCTAAAATTTAAACCCATATCAAAAGAAAAATCAACCTTATTTCTTTCTACCACAATAGATTTGTAAGTGTTGATTACATCCTTTATGTTATCTGGGGTTACCTCAGTACTTTTTATATAATTGATAGAATCTACTGCACTTTTTTCAAGTGTCTTCCATTCAATCCAAGATTCAACATTTTGTTGTAACCATTCAGAATCATAGTCTTCAAGTGATATAGACCACATAGAATCTAGTAGAGAATCTGTTAGCACGTCATCTATTTTAAGTAGCTTAGCTGATTCTCTTACCTGGTTCTTACTAGGTATTTGCTGGTATTTCTTCCAGAATGATTTAACTACCTTAAATGTTTCTTGAAAATCTGTATTCTTAAAATACGATGTTTCTGTTGCGTCTATATAAGCTGGACTTTCTACGACAGCTCTAAACCAAATGTTTTCTAAATGTTGATTCTGCATTCTTAATAATGTGGATTATCCTTTATTTTATACCAATTTTTATTCCCTACGCTCTTCTCAGTTTTCTCAAAAATACCCTGATCAATTAATTCTTTTACTATCTTTCCGTGGGAAGATTTCTCCCATCCTGGATTTAAGAAAGAATTAAATGTTTGTTTGGAAAAGTCTCCGTCAGGTCTACCATCTCGAATTAAATATGAATTTAATTCGTAGATTAGATCTTCCTGAGTTGGATACTCAGGAAGATCCTTCCAAACTCCTAATAAATATTTTAGTTTAAGCTTGTTCTTCTCCATCAGTTTCTGTTACTTCTTCGTCTTCGTCTTCTCCGTCAACTAGTGCCTCAAATTCTCTCTCATCGAATAAATCCGGGAGTTTAAAATATGGCTGAATAACTTTCTCGTCAAGAGCTTTTAGAACTTCGTCAGTAAATACCTCGGAAGTGAATATTTGTGTGGAAGGAACAGTTTTACCTAAATGTCTTACTGCCCATCTTGGTGATGATTCGTTACCTTGGAATACCATTTCTCCAGTTTTCTTATCAACTTCTAATTTACCTCTTTGGATTCCGCACGTTTCCCAAGAAACGAAATCCTGTAATCCTACATAAGCATTCATACCGTTCATAAAAGAGATATGGAATTTAACAGCGTAAGGTCTAGTAAACCTTGCTTTCTTAGGTGTAGATGTAACTATTATACCAGTTTTTGTATTGCTACCGTCTTTTAATTGTGCTTTAGAAAGCATGATAACATTACTCATTGAGAAGATAGGTCCATCACCACCTGCTGCCTCTTTAGTGGGCATAAATCCTCCAATGTTTCCTGTAGTAGTGTGGTTTGTACAAATTAAAGGAATTTTAACCCCTGTAAGGTCTAATGTGATTACACGGAATAAAGACCTTAATTCCTTAGATCTAATACCCATATCCATTGCACTTTTACCTTTAAGAGCATCTCCGGATTCTTTATCTGTTGTTAACATTCCTAGTGAGTCCAATACAAGTAAGATCTTAGGATCTGCACCATCTTTTCTGAATCCTTTTACTTTCTCAATAAGATTTGCTGTAAAAACTTTAAAATCTGTAATAGTCTTGATTGGCTGATAACGTACCATATTAGTGTCTATACCAAATTTTTTAGCTCCTGATTTATCGATAGCACCCTCAGTATCACAATAGATAACGTTGTATCCTATTTTTTGTGCCTCTCTCACAATGTTCATACAAAGGAAAGATTTACCTGTTTGTGGATCTCCTGCAATACCCATAGATCTGTTGTTTGCTATACCTCCGAATAAAGTTCCAGATAGCTGTGCATTCAATAGATAGTTTCCTGTAGGAATCCATTCAGTAACCTCCGAAAATTCGTTGGTTTCCAATAATGAACCCATTTCAAATCCATCTATCTTGGATAGTTGCTTGTCCAATTCCGCGAATGAAAATTCTTTCTTAGCCATTTTAATTAAATTATTTACTTATTTTACGTACGTGTTTTCTAATAATTTCAGAATCATCAAGATCCTCATTTTCGAATCTACCGTCCATTTCCCTTAATATGAAAATATCCTTCCCTATATTACTAGCTATATTTTCTAACATCTCCAAATCCTTAGTTACATCTAAATCACCATACCATATTTTACCTTCACCTAAAACAAAAACATTAGCATTAAAATAAACTTCATTCTCTGGAAATTTTTCAACGTATGAGGATTTGGAGTGCGAAACCATTCTGCCCTCCATAAGACCCTCGTTAACAAAAAATTCTTTCATAATCTTTATTTTTTTATTATTATACTCAGTTTTTCTGTTTTGGTCCACAAAAAAAGCTATTTATTTAAAAATAGCTTTTATATTTTTTTACGGTACTCTAAAAGTCTTATACAATCTTCGAAATTTTGTTGATTCTCGTTCCAGGATATTAATTCATCTAATGTCTTCGTTGTAAGCTCGCGGTCTTCTTTTAAAGATTCCTCAAACAAATAATCTGAGCTTAACCACAATTTAGTTTTCTTTTCCGGATCTATTGTATAGTCGGATTTCTCCACAAACAAAAAAAATCTGCCATCAGCAGATTTTTTAATATATCTTTTAGAATTTCTCATATCCTCTATTTATTATTATAGAGGGATAATTCTAATAAGTTTCTAATTTTATCCTATAATGTTTAAAAGAGGATCTGGAGAATATAATTGTTTTACTTCGTTAGATATTTTTAGAAGATAAGCACATCTTTCATACTCTTCCTTAGATTCGAAATGCTCTATTAATTTTTCGAAAAGATCACTTTTTACAAAATTGCGAAGCTTCCCTTCTTCTCTGAAAGCCTCTATGCCTTTGGCTCTGATGAAATCATAAAGTCTTCTTGAATCTTGATCATACGCTCTGTCAATCTCTTCCTCAAACTCGTTTATTCTTTTTATTTCTTCTGGTTCCATGACTTTTATTTTTTATTATGGTTTTATAGTATAAATGTAGATAATTATTTCGGACAAAAAAAATGATTATTTCTGATAATTAGTAAATATTTCCTTGCCTTTTTTTATATCGCTCTTTGCGAAAAATATAATTTTATTCTTGGATGTGTCTGTTTCCCAATCAGCATTCGATTCGTGATCTGAATGATTAAATATGCTTCCATACCCTAAGCATATCACAAGATCCTGTCCTCCTTTAGGCCAAGAAAAGAAATGATCATTCAATATCTCTGGATATGAATGGTGAGGAACTTTTATAAAATGACACTCCTCCAATATCTCACCGCTCTTTATATTCTCGGAAGCAAAAACACCTCTTCCGTGTATATTAGAGTCATCTACGTAAATTTTACTTGATCTGTATAACATAACTATTAATATTATTTTTTATATAGCTATAGAACAAAAGATTTCAATAAAAGGATATATAAAAATAAAAAATAATGAATAATATCTTATCAATTGAGGATTATTTAAATGAAGGCAGATCTTTTTCGCAATTTACTAATGAACAGATAAATGAGTGTTTGAGGTATCTAGATTCAGAAGATCCTGCAATATTAGAAGCTTGGTACAATACAATTCTAGATTTTGCAGCACTTATACCTGGTGTAGGATCAATAGCAGAGGGGATAAATCTAGTTTCTTATGCTAAACAAGGAGAATATCTTTTAGCAGGTCTTTGTGCTATAGGATTAATTCCAATTTTTGGTCAATACATAGGAGCAGGTGGTTCTATATTAGTAAAAACATTAGGAAAGGGAGCTAATCTAGGAGCAGGGATATTAAAACCTTTTGTTGGTACTGTAGCTAAGTACTTCACAAAAATCGTACAATTCTTGAAGAGCTCTAAATTTTTAGCTAAATTCTCTGGAATAGCACCATTTGTTGAAAACATAATAAAAGCTCTGAAAAACTTTGTTATGCACGGGGGAAGACAGTTAGGGGAATTAGCTAAAGACACAGCAAAAATAAAAACTCTTAAAAAGGACGTAAAAAATCTTAAACTAGGTACTAAAGCAACTGAATGGATCTTCTCTGATAAAGATAAACCAGCAGTTTCTACTTCTCCAACAACTGTAGGGAATCCAGGAACAATAAGTGATTACTCGGGATACCAAATACCTGTACCTAAGGATGCTTATATGGCATATCAAGGAACCCCACTTAAAAATATAAGGCCATATACAGACTCTGAACTATCTCAAGCCGAAATGGCTCACAACTGGGATCAATACCTATAAAAACTACAAACCCAGGATTAATCCTGGGTTTTTTGTGAAATTAAATTTAGATCTTACATCCACAGTTAGGACAGAATTTCCAAGTCTGTTTTTTCATTCTTGTTCCGCAATCTGTACAATAGTTTCTAATAGAATTAGATTCCATTGGTTTTTGTGATTCCGGTAATATTCTGTATTTACAAGATTTGCTAGGGAAATAATTAAAAGTTCCGTGAGATTGTTTAAAATCCTGATTACTTGAATCCCCCTTCTCAACCCTTCCTGTTTCTAAAGATTTAGATCCGGCTACTGATGTAGTAGTACTGTAAACAAAATTTTCGGTTGTTCCTCCAAAACATGTTGATTGTCCAGATATTCCCGAATTTCCTATTTTAGTACTGTATAAATCTCCTGTGGTATTAGGAGATCCATAAGTGTAAGTACCAATAGTAAAGCTTCTGTTGTTGTAAAAATCTTGTCTCTCCCCGTAGAATTCTACTTCTACCATTCCGTTATCCCTTACAGCATTGATTGCTTCATCGGATTTATCTATTTCATAAGTTTCAAAAAGGAACTTATTGTTAGTTTCGATAAATCTTTCCAGATAAACTCTTTCTCCAGGTCTTAGAATGATACCTCCTCTGGAGATCTTTGTTCCATTAATTTTGATTTCTGCTAAAACCTTATCTGTTGATGGATTGAATAGTTCGATCTCGAATGTTTCACCATTTTTAAGATAAACGGTGTCTCCATAGATCTTAGATCTATTTCTGTTTCTTGTAATGTGGGCAGTGCATCCTTCCAGACCCAACCCTGATGTTGATGAATAATACATAAAGATTATTTTATTTTGGTCCCTTCCTTCGCGTCCATTGCTGAAAACTCTACGGCTTGTTGGCCGGGAAGTGACTAGAAACCTCTAGTTCTATTATTATATACAGGAATTACTTAAAAGTTCCCCATTCCATCAAGGGGGATGTAGGTTTTTACTAAATCTGAATGTATTATCTGCGGTATTCTTTTATAATCCTTATACCATTTATTACAAACATATACTTCCTTACCGTCTGGTGCTTCTATTATTTCTACCACATCGTACGAAGCTTCCTCAAAAGGACCTATTGCTTTTGTAATTACCCTACCAATTACTGGCATTCTTGTGACATCTTCACCACTATATGATAGGTTTTCTTTTAAATTAAAATCTTTTATTCTCTTTAACATCACTTTACCGAATTTATTCCTAAAGGAGCAGTGTTTGGTATTACTTGCTTTCCCTTTTCTGTACTCTCTAGATCTACTTGTTGAATTCCCTGAGTCATTAATGGATTTTCAACCGAATCAAGTACACCTCTATAATATTCTAATGGTTTTTTCTCTCTGTAAGATGCAGGATCTGCAAAAGCTCCAGTGAAGTTACCTAATATGTAATTGTTTTCGTCGTCTTGCTCGTAGTCGTAGTCGAATATACTCTCTATATAGTTGTAGTAATCTTTCTTAGTTTTTTTACTATCCTCAGGGAAAGCTTTAAATGTTTCTATGTTTTTATCTATTACATATTTAGGAAATTCCCATTTCCAGTCTTTTCTTATTACTTCAGGATAGAAAGTTATTGCTGCAAAATCTCCGGGTGCTATCTCGTCCTTAAGATTCATTTCATTGAACCATAATTTATAGAATGCTTTTACTAGATCTAGCTGATCGACATTTGACATCTCTAATACTTCATTAGGAGTATAGGTTTTTCCTGTTTCGTCGTTAGTAAAGCATTTTAGTACTGAAGGCATAAAAGCTAGTAGTCCAACTGCACCTGACATATTATCCTTGCATTTTGGATCAAATCTACTTTCGTGAAATATAGTGTGTAAAAGCCATTCAGGCTTGATCTTAAGATCCTTAGATATTCTAATTAGTTTTTTAAAGAATTGGTTTCTGTTATCCTTAATATAGCTAGAATACGGAAGCTGTGTAACAGTCTCCATTTTATAAGATGAAGGATCAATTTTTTCAACCTTTACATTTTCAAATAATGTAAAGCTTTTAAAGTCTTTTAGATGTCTTAGCATCTAGTATATATCCTCTATATTAATTTCTTGAGCATTGGCTTTTCAGATGCCCAAGCATGTAAAGAAGTTATGTGCATTGTTAGCATACCTGGTTTTACACCCTCCCAATTTTCAGGATCTTCCAACTTACATTGTTCAATAAGCCAGAATACTTTTTTAGCACATAAGTAAATGTCATCTCTAAAATGTCTGAAAAAGTCACATGATCTAATGTAGTAGACTACGTGTACCCAATCCCCGCGTCTTATAAAATGATATCCTATAGTACAAGGAACTCTTTCTCCGTGAACTGTACCAGTATCTTCAGGAAACCATATTGGTAAAAATGCTTGTCTTGTAAAAGGTTCTCTAACCATTAAATCTACAACATCACCAAAATCACCATATTGATATCTGAATCCCATTATTGGTGTATCTTCTAGTACCGTACCGTCTTTTGCTAGGTTTCTATACTTTGGCCAAATTCTTTCCGGATATGTATGTGAGAATTTCTCATTACCTCCAAATTCAGCATTATTCTTTTGCGCATAAGGCCATCTCTCGTGGGATGGGGGTGGATTTAAAGGAAATCCACTAACTCTTTCCTCAAAATGCTCATCCGCCCAATCGAAATTAGGTTTTATTTGTTCACCTATTACGTTAATATCTTCATCCATCTGACAAGAGAACGAAAGATTCAATGTTTCGATCATGGCATATTTAGGATCATGTTTAATTTCCTTACCCTGCCATCTCTCTGTATGAACTATATAGGAGTAATCATACATTTGCTGAGCAGCCCATTTAATCACATCATTAAATCTTCCAAACTTTTTCATCAGATATTTTTTGCTATTATACGTATTTTATTTCAATTGTTTCCTATTTGTTGAATCTATCTAGTGAATTTTTAGATATATGATTAAATCTAACTTTACCTATAAATTCACCAACAGTTAAACAGTCAGTGTAGCTCATTGCAGATCTTAGATAGTCTCTAAAATTTTCACACCATCCGGTAATTGTATATTCTACTGGTTGCATTTTAGATATTCCCTCTGATGTTTTTAAATCCGTTTTTCCTAGACTTTTTTGAACCTCTTTTGTTGACATTCCTCTGAATTTCTTAAAGAATTTTCTACCAGCTTCAAATTGCAAAAGAACATCTATTGAGTACTGGTCTACTTTTCCACCTGGTTCTGTCCAAGAATCATATTTTCTATTGCTCTCGTATGTTTCCCCGCAACTCTCTAAAGCTTTATTAAACATACTTCCAAGCATAACATAATCAGCTCCAAGTGCAAGAGCCTTTATAACATCAGCATATTTTTTAAATCCACCATCAGCAACTATTTTAGTTGTGATATTTCTTTCCTTCTGAATTTTTGCGGTTTCATGAATCAGTGAAGCCATAGGATATCCTACTCCAGTTTGGACCGTAGTTAAACACCCAGCTCCGTTTCCAATACCCATTCTAACAAAATCAGCACCTGCTTGAGCAAGAGATAAGAATGTTAGTGGATTAGCACAATTTCCTACCATAAGCACTAGAGATCTGCCATATTTTTCTTTAGCTTCTAATACCATATCTCTAACTATATCCATATGACCGTTAGCTATATCAATTAAGGCGTACGATTTTTCTCCTGGCTTAAGGTTTATATGGTTATCTAAAAATATCTCTTTAAAATCGTCTAAACCATAAGAATACCAAGTCCTATAGTCTGTTGAATAGTAATCTTTGTGGTACCCTGAAGACATTCTGGGAATAATTCCATATATTTTATTCTCCTGGAAAACTTTATAGTTAGAATGGTCTATAACAGTGTCCATCGGAGCGGTAAATAGAGGGAACATTTGTTTCTCGTCGAAAATATCGACTTTTTTTCTAGATCTTATACTAGTGTGTAATTCCGGTTCTATCAGAATATCATCAAAGTCAAATAACATATGTTTTATTTTTTATATCGATTAGGGTAATAAAAATTCCAGGATATATAAGAAAAAAGAATAAATGAAAAAATCTGTACTATCATTCTTCGAATTTGTCAACGAGTCTTACGTAAAAGTATACGAGGAATCTAAGGATAATAAGGGAGAATCTAAGAAAGATGGATCTGGTGAATATAATTGGGATTTTAATTTTGAATCTGGTAAATTTCTAAAATCTGATATAGGCGAGGATTCATTGAAGAAGATAAAAGAAGATTTTAAAAAAAATATACTACCTACACTAAATGATCCTCAATATACTGGCCAGGTAATAAGTATTAATCTTATTGCATCGACTAGTAAGGTTTCTCTTGGACCTAATGCTAAAAAAGCTTTAGAAAATGCTGGATATAAAGATCCAACAAACAAAGTATTAGCAGAAGCTAGACTAGACACATTAGAATCAATAGTAAATGATTTATTGTTTGAGTATTTAGCTTCTAAAGAGGACGACAAGAAAGAATTCATTAAAAATGTAAAAAACAAAATAAAGATTAAAAAAACTCCAAAACCTAATATTGGTCCAGATTACGAAAAGGGAAAGGACGATAAGGACGACGAAAAATATAAGGCTGTTCAAAAAATATCCTCAGAAATAGAAATTATAGGAGAAAGAATAGAAGAAGACAGACTAGTTAGCTGTGGTAAATCAACAAGAGGAACTGGTCAGAAGGGTACAATAGAGAACAATTTTGTTGGTTACGAGAAAAATCTTTTTATTAGAACTAAGTCAGGAGATGAAATGAAAATAAAATTCGATCCATTTACAGTTCCTGACTGTTTTATATACAAATATATGGATGAAATTAAATTATCAGTATTTAGCGGAAACTTCGGTGGTCTATTAGCACAGCCTTTTGTAGATGCTGAATTTCAGAATTATTTAAAATCTGCTAAAGAGGGTAAAGTAATTAATCCAGAAAAAAGAAATATAGGAGGTAAAGATTACATAGTTTTTGACTATAAAAAGACAATTAACGAAATATACAATAAAGATAATGCTCTAGTTAATGCAATAAATAAAAAGATTAAATCTATGGGTATAAAAGGAGATATCAAATCTCTACAACCTAAGTTTTTTGATAGCAACGGTAAAATAGAGATCTATTCTAATAAAGCTGTTAAAGATATGCCATCTAATGAGAATGTTAAGATGAATGCTTATAATAAGGAATACATTATCAAGAAAATATTACCAACACCTCCTATATGCGATCCAGTAGAATTGGAACTGATAGTTAAAAAGAAATTTGTTAGGGATTCATTAGATCTGGTAGTATTTTCTCCATGTGCAGGAACATCATTTTCGCTTGATTCTGTATGTAAATCTCCTAAAGGGTAACAAACCCGAAGTCAATATTTACTATATACTCCTCTCGATCAGGTCCCATATCTTTTACACTTCTTATTATTGATACTCCAACAATATCTATAAACTTTGCTGGTGCATCCTCTGCTAACATTATTTCCTTGTGTTTAGGGGAACTGTCAAAAGATGCTATAATATTTTTTGCAATAGATTCGATAGATTCGTTTTTTCTAGCATCCATCGCAGGAATTGTTATCTCTCCGTAGATATTTTTATCAGGTAACATATCTACTCTCTGCTCGAAATTTAATTCTTTAAAGTCTTTTAAGTCAAATTGTTCGTCATGTGGTAATTTATCTAGATGCACAAAATGACCTAAACTAGAGCACATTTTGATATATTTGGAATGATATAGTGCTACTCCAGATACACCGGAATCGTATTTAACAGGGCCCAATCCATGGTTTTTTCTGTAAATGTTAAGTTGCTTAACAAATTCCAATTCTAATGCAGATTGGCTGTAAGAGCTTATTACTGAGAATAAGAATAATACCGATAAGAATAGCTTTTTCATAATGTTGTGTTTTATAATCTAAATATAGGGAATATTCTACTATAAAAAAAATGATAACACAAAAAAAGCCTGGATATCCAGGCTTTTTATAAATAATTAATTATTATTAATTTAATCCAAATGCGTCAAATCCAGGCATTGAAGATCCTCCTCCTTGATTTCCATCCGGGTTTTTAGGTTTACCGTATTTTTTAATATAATCCTGATATTCTTTTTCGGCATCCATATCATCTAGAGTTTGATTAATGATAGGATCGATTTTAGTTCTATCCTGTATTCTCATAAGTTGTTCTCTAGATTTTAATCTTTTAGTTTCCGGATCTATAGATTGTTCTAATATAGAATGGAATAATTCTAAACATTCTCTGGCAGGTTTGATTGTTGCTAGTTTTCCGTAAACTAAGAAATGTAATTGCTCTATAAAGTAAGCA